CCCCCGCCCGGGGCGGGCCCCACACCGACAGGAGCGACCGTGACCCGCACGATGAGGGACCGGGTACGCCTCGCCCTCGACCTCGCCCCCGCCGGCACCGTACCGCCGCGATTCGAGGCCGCCTACCGACGCGGTGGCACCCCGACCAACCTTCACCTCGCCATCCTGGCCCAGGCCACCGGCACAACGCCCGCATGGCTCATGACGGGACACCCCGAAGAACACGCCCTACCCACCGCCGAGAGGAACACCGCTATGCCCAAGCAGCCCGACGAGCAGCACGGCGACGAGCCGACCGCCGCCCACTACCAGCGCGCCGACGCCGACAAGATGCCGACCACACCCGCCGGCCAACAGGCCGCCATCGAGGGCATGCTCGCCGCCCGCGGGTACGCCGACCGGCCACGTCCCGCCATCGACGAACTACTCAGCCGCGCCCGTCTCAGCTTCCCCCGCAACGTGCCCGCCGAGCCGCCGACGACGCCCCCGACAGCCGCGGGCCGACTCGCCGCCGACATGCTCGCGCTGGTCGAGCGGTTCGAGCAGGAGCGCCGCGCCGAAATCCGCGCGGCTGGCAGCGACCGCGACGAGGACGACGCGCAGCCGCTCGACCCCGGGTATCTGCGATGGATCGCCGACGAGTACGAGCGCACCCGCGACAACGACGCCGGCCGCGAGCGCCTGCTCGACCTGCTCGCCGACGAGCTCGCCCTCGCCGACATTCGCATTCTGCGCCTCGCCGCCGAGGCCGCCGTCGCCGCCACCCCGCGCGCCATCAAGGCCGCCAAGGGTCGTGGCATGAAGCCGGCCGCGACCGCCGACGAGCTCGGACTCACCCCGTCGCGCGTCTATCAGGTTCTACGCGAGCTCGACGCCCAGCAGCGCGAGCAGCCGCCCGCCGACGGGACCGGCGGGCACGAGTGGCACCACCCGACGCCCAGCGCTGGTCTGCGTTGCCGCCGTTGCGACCTCGCACACAAGGAGTGGAGCGGCGAGGACTGCCCCGCCGTCGACCAGTAGCCCAGACAGCAGCGCGGGCCCGCCGCGGCGACTCCACCGCCGGACGGGCCCGACTAACCACGATCGGAGCAACCCCGACATGGCCAAGCACCAGACTACCGACCCCCGCATCGCCGCTCGACGCGCCGCCGTCGCCGCCATGCGCGACCGCAACATGACCAACCAGGCCATAGCCGCCGAGCTCGGAGTCGGCGAAACCACCGTGCGCCGCGACCTCGCCGCCATCGACGCCGAGCGCGCCACCGCCACGCCGACGCCCGCACCGGCCCCCGCCGCCACGCCCCGCCACGATGCGCCGCCGCGCCGCCACCTCGACCTCGAGGTCGACGACGCCCTCGCCGACGCGCTGCGCACACTGGTCGCCGCCGTCCCCGGCGCACGCCACGACCTCGCCACCTACCGCGCCGCCGCCCGCGCCGCCATTCGCAGCGTCGCCGACAGCATCCGAGACGAGCAGCGCCGCGCCGCCGCCATGGCCGCGCCGACCGGACGCGCGACCGGTCGCGCGCGAGTTGCGCCGTGATCGTTTCGTGACCTACTCTGGGCCGCGTCTTCGGCGTGCCCAGAAACGGGCCGCCCCGCAGCTCACCGAACGCCCCGCCGGCACCGCGCCGCGGGGCGTTTCGCATGCCCGCCGCGAGGAGGTGACGCCATGGCTCGACCGATCACCGACGACGACCGCGAGCAGGTGCGCACCCTTCACGCCCAGGGCAAGACCCGCAACGAGATAGCCCGCATCATCAAGCGGTCGCCGTCGACCGTCACGAAGATCGCCCGCGACCTCGACCTCACGTTCGACCGCGCCGGCGAGGTCGCCGTCGCCACCGAGGTACGCCGCGCCGACCTCGCCGCCCGCCGCACCGCCCTCGCTGCCGCCCTACAGGACGACGCCGAGAAGCTACGCGCCCAGCTGTGGGCACCGTGCACCGTCGGCGAGTTCGCCGGTCGCGAGGGCGAGTGGCACGAGACGAACCTCGACCGGCCGCGGTTCGGCGACCAACGGCAGATCATCGGAGCCGTACAGACGGCTATATCCACGTCTCTACGCCTCGCGCCCGCCGAGGGTGGCGAGGGCGCCGAGCAGGTGCGTTCGATGCTCGGTGCGCTGGGCGAGGCGTTGCAGCAGGCCGCCGCCGACGACGCCGACGACGGAGGCGCCGACGGGGGGTGAGCAGTGCTCGACCTCGACCGTCTGCCCCTGTCGCGTAAGCAGCTGCGCAGCGTCGGGCAGGCCACCGCCCGCGTCAACATCTGGCATGGGTCGGTCCGGTCCGGTAAGACCATTGCGAGCCTGCTCGCGTTCGTGATCGCCGTCGCCACGGCCGGCCCGTCCGGACTGATCATCATCTGTGGCCGCAGCTTGCAGACCATCGAACGCAACGTGTTCGAGCCGCTGCAAGACGCCGCCCTGTTCGGCCCCCTCGCCCGGCACGTCCACCACACCCGCGGCGCCACCACGGCAACGATCCTGGGGCGCACCGTCCACCTGATCGGCGCCGCCGACACCCGCGCCGAGGGCCGCCTACGAGGCCTTACCGCGCAGCTCGCCTACGTGGACGAGGCGACGCTCGTACCCGAGGGTTTCTGGACTCAGCTACTCGCCCGGTTGAGCGTCCCGGGCGCCCGCCTGTACGCCACGACCAACCCGGACAGCCCGCGGCACTGGCTGAAGACCGGATACCTCGACCGCGCCGCCGAGCTCAATCTCAGGGCGTGGCACTTCCGCCTCGCCGACAACCCGTCGTTGTCACCCGAGTACATAGCCGACCTCACCGCCGAGTATGTCGGCCTGTGGCGACGGCGCATGATCGACGGCGCGTGGGTGGTCGCCGAGGGCGCCATCTACGACATGTGGGACGAGGGCGCGCACGTCGTCGACACCCTGCCCGACATGCGCCGCTACTGGTGCGGAATCGACTACGGGACAACGAACCCGTTCGCCGCGATCCTGCTCGGCGAAGGCGTCGACGGTCGCCTGTACGCCTGTGCGGAGTGGCGGCACGACTCCCGCACCGCGCACCGCAGCATGACCGACGCGCAGTACAGCGCAGCGCTGCGGAAGTGGCTCGAGGAGTACCGGCCCCCGGGCGCCGGCCCGGACACCCCCGCGGGCGTCGTGCCCGAGTGGACGTTCATCGACCCCAGCGCCGCGAGTTTCAGCACGCAGCTATGGGCCGACGGACACCCGGGCCTCGCCCGCGCCACGAACGACGTAGCCGACGGCATCCGCAGCGTCTCAAGCCTGCTCGCCGCCGGCCGCCTACTCGTCCATCGGTCGTGCGACGGCCTGCTCGCCGAGCTCCCCGGTTACAGCTGGGACCCCAAGGCCACCGAGCGCGGCGAAGACGCCCCGCTGAAAGTCGACGACCACTCAGCCGACGCGCTGCGCTACGTCGTGCACTCGACCGCGCACGAGTGGCGGCACCTGCTCACCGCGCCGCGCCCCACCAACGAGGAGGCCGTATGACCCTGCCCCGTGTTCACGTGCAGATGGACCGGCGAGCGCTCGGCCGCGGGCGCGTCGTCGTCGATGGCCGGCGCCTGCCCGGAGTGCGCGCCGTCGAGACCCGCCATGAAGCCGGCCGGCCGCCCGTGGTCGTCGTCGAGTTCAACGCGGGCGAGGCGACCGTCGAGTATGTCGACCGCCTCGACGACGACCAGGGCGAGGAGGCCGCCACCGCATGATCACCCTGCCCGTATCCGTGACGGTCGGCGACCACACAAGCCGAGTCGGCGAGCTCGAGCTCGAGCCGGGCGAGCCGATCGCACCCGCACTCGCCGAGTTGTTCCGCGCCGCCGCCGACGCGTTCGACCGCGCCGGGCCAGAGGAGGAGGTGAGCCCCGATGGCACTGCCCAGTGACGGCGCCGCGTGGCCGCCCCCGGCATGGGCCCCGTTCTACCGCGCCATGCGCACCGATGACGCGTGGTACAGCGGCGACCGGGCCCGCCTCGAGCGGATCTACGGATACGCCCCGGAGGCCCGCGAGCGCCGGAAGCTGTGGGGGCGCCGCTCGACCGAGCACCGCCTACGCAAACGGGAGACGCGCCTGCACGTCCCCCTCGCCGGCGATATCGCCCGCACCTCCGCCGACATGCTCTTTGCTGACATGCCGGCGATCCGCGTCGAGGACAGCGCGACACAGGAACGCCTCGAGCAGCTGGTCGACGAAGGCATGGTGCAAGAGACCCTGCTCGGCGCCGCGGAGCAGGCCGCCGCCCTGTCGGGCGTGTTCCTGCGGGTGACGTGGGACCGCGACCTAGTACCGCGCCCCCTGCTCACCGTCATGCAGCCCGACGCCGCGATCCCCGAGTTCAGGTTCGGCCTGTTGCGCGCCGTGATGTTCTGGCGTGAGCTCGACGGCTCGACGGAACACACGGTGTGGCGGCACATCGAACGGCACGAGCCGGGCCGCGTCGTGCATGCGCTGTACGAGGGCGGGCCCGACACGATCGGGCGCCGCGTGCCCCTCGCCGAGCACCCGGACACCGCCGACCTCGCCGTCGAGGCCACCCTCGACGACGACGGCGAGACAGCGATCCCGACCGGTATCACGCAGCTCACCGCGGCCTACGTGCCCAACATGCTGCCGAACCGGTTGCACCGCTCGAGCCCCGTCGGGCGCAGCGACTACGCAGCCGTATACGACCTGTTCGACGCCCTCGACACCACGTGGACGAGTTGGATGCGGGATATCCGCCTCGCCCGCGCGCGCCTGATCGTGCCCGACGCCTATCTCGAGAGTCAGGGCCCCGGGCAGGGCGCGAGTTTCGACGACGAGCGGGAAGTGTGGGCTGGCCTGCGGATGCCCCCGAACGACGGCAGCGGTATCACGCTCGCCCAGTTCGCTATCCGGGTGGAGGAGCACCAGCGCACGGCCGAGGCAACCGTGCGGCAGGCCGTACAGACTGCTGGTTACGACGCCGCGTCGTTCGGCCTCGACGGCGACGGCCAGCCCGTCACCGCGACGGAGGTCGACAACCGCCGCGCCCGCGGACTGGTCACCCGGAAGAAGAAGGCCGGCTACTGGCGACGCGCCGTCGCCGACATGCTGCACGTCCTGTTGCAGGTCGACGCCGTCCAGTTCGGCAGCAGGATTACGCCCGAGCGCCCGCGCGTGGAGTTCGGGCCCGGAGTCGCCGAGTCCGAGCAGGAGAAGGCGACCACGCTCGACCTGCTCGCCCGGGCGGGCGCCGTATCGACCGCGACCAAGGTCAAGATCCTGCATCCCGAGTGGGACGACACCGCCGTAAAGGCGGAGGTTGCCGCGATCCTCGCCGAGACCGGAGCGGGCGCACCCGACCCGGGCGACCCGGGCGGCACGTACCCGCTCGCCGCGTAGCGCCAGACGGTTAAGCAGCCTGGCAACCCGAGAACCACACGAGCGCGATCAACGCGAAGACCAGCAGGGCCGCGCCTCCCTTGATGTAGTCAACGATGCGATCTACGCGGGCATCCGAGACTCCCGCCCACAGCACCAGGCCACATCGAGGGCACCGCGTGTTCCCGAGCGGCCCCCAGTACGTGACGACCTGCTTGCACCGCCCGCATCGAATGCTGTGCGGGCGCGTGTGGTCTTCCCTGTCCGGCATGCTCACGACCATAGGCGTAGAGGGGGTGCGCCGGATGCCGATTCACCCGGGCATGGTGGAACCCCTCGCCGAGCGCACCCGCGATCTGTACGCCGACGCCGAGCTTCGTCTACTGCGGATCATCGCGCGCCAGCTCGCCGACGGCCTCGAGGCGCCAGGGTGGGCCGAGCGCAAGCTCGCCGCCGTTCAGGCACTCAGGCGCAGCGCACAGGGCGTCGTCGACGAGTTGGGCAAGGCCGTCACGCTCGACGTGTTCGACGCCGTAGCGGAGTCCTACAACCACGGGCACCGCGCCGCGGTCGCCGAGCTCGGCGCCCTGTCCGACCGCGCCCGGCAGCTGGTCGACGACGTGACACCGAACGCGCAGGCCGTCGACCGCCTCGCCGCCGAGGCCGTGCAGGTGGTGACCTCGACACACCGCTCGATTCTGCGCGCCGTCGTCGACGGATTCCGAGCCGTCGTCGCGGAGGTCACCGCCACGCCGCTACTCGGCACCGGCACCCGCCGCCACGCCGCACAGGACGCCATGCGCCGGTTTGCCGACCGCGGGATCACGTCGTTTATCGACCGCGCCGGCCGCCGCTGGTCGCTCCCCGTTTACGCCGAGATGGCTGTGCGCACGTCCGTTGCCCGGGCCGCCACGGAGGCGCACGCGCGCACCCTCACCGACGCCGGTATCGAGTTGGTCGTCGTGAGCGATTCCCCGCGCGAGTGCCACCTCTGCCGCCCGTGGGAAGGCAAGGTGTTGACCCTCACCGGCCCGGACGGCGCCCGCACGGTCGAGGTCGAGCACGCCATCGACGACGGGCGCATGGTGCCCGTGCGCGTCGCTGGCAGCCTCGAGGCCGCCCGCCTCGCCGGGTTGCAGCACCCCAACTGCCGGCACAGCGTGTCCGCGTACACGCCCGGTTTGACCACGGTCGAGCAGGCCACCAGCGACCCGGACGGGTACGAGGCCGGCCAGCGGCAGCGCGAGATCGAGCGGCATATCAGGAAGTACAAGCGCCGCGCCGCCGCCGCCCTCGATCCCGCCGCCAAGCGTGCGGCTGAGGGCAAGGTCAGGCAGTGGCAGAAGGCCATGCGCGACCACCTCGCCGCTCACCCCGACCTACGGCGCAACCCGACCCGCGAGAAGATCGGCGCCGGTAACCTCCCGACCCCGGCCCCCGCGCCGACCGCCGAGCAGGTCGACGCCGCCCGCGTGTGGTCCGGCGACGACCAGTCAATACGGGAGATGAGCGACGACCAGCTCGCCGCCGCCATGCGGTCGCAGCTACTCGACGACCGCGCCCGGGCCCGCATCATGGCCGAGGCCGACCGCCGCGACCTCGAGCAGCTACTCGACCGCGCCGCGCCCGGCGGGCGCCTGGTCGACGACTTGCTCGCCCTGTCCGATGACGACCTCGCCCGCGTATGGCCGCACGTCGACGAAGCCGACCAGCTGCGCATCATGGCGGAGACCGACCGCCGCGACCGCGCCGGACAACTCCCCGCGGCGCGCCCGGATCTGGTCGGCCTGTCCGACGACCAGCTCGCCGCCCGCTACCGCGACGCCGGCCACGGCCCGGAGGCCGCCGCGATCGCCGCGGAGGCCGCCCGCCGTGACCTGCTCGCCCGGTTCTTCCCCGGCGGGCAGCTACTCGACGACCTCGCCGAGCTCAGCGAGGAAGACCTCGCATGGTGCATGCAGTACGCCACCGCCGCCGAGCTCGACCGGATCGCCGCCGAGATGGACCGCCGCGAGGCCGTCGCCATGCCGGCGCCCGCCTCGACCGGTGACGCGGTCGCCGACCTGCTCGCCGACCGCGACGCCCTCGCCGACGCCATGGCGCCCGCCCCGGACCCCGAGCAGTGGGGCGCCCTCGCCGAAGATGACGAGTTCTGGGGAGGCGTGAAGGAGGCCGCCGCCAAGCTGTACCGCGACGACGGCGACGACCAGGAGCAGGACGAGCGGCGACTCATCACCCGCCGCGAGGCCCGCGCCCTGTACGACGAGTACGTCTACCGGCAGTACCTCGCCGCCGAGGAGGCGACGAACGGCTACCTGCTCAACGCGAAAGCCCGGGCCGCAGGGATCAACCCGGCAACCCTGTTCAGCGGACCCGCGCGTATCGCGTACGCGCGCGCGTCGGACGAGCTAAAAGAGTGGTGGGCAGAACACGGCCGGCTCACGCAGGCTGAATTCATCGAGCAGGTGACCGGCCAGCCGCAGCGCTGGGCCGCGGGCGCCGCCAAGAACGAATCCGACCAGCAGAACAAGAGGTGACCCGTATGGGCACGCGCGAGGAGATCACCCGGGCAGTCACGGCCGGCCGCGAAGCAGGCGACCGCGGCGACCCGCCGACCGCGTGCCCCTACCCCGCGTCGTCGATTCTGCGAACCGCGTGGATCAGGGGATACGCCGAGCGCCGCCCCCTGTCCGCGCAGCCGGAGCGCACCGAGTAGCACACCCCACCGACAACGGCCCCGCGAGGGCCGGCACACAGACCCAAGGGCCCGCCGAGTGCGGGCCCTTTCGCATGCCCGCGCCCGGCCCGCCAGGAGCGGCCCGCGGGCGTGCAGGGACGCCGCCAGGAGCGGCCCCACCGCACCACCTCGACGCCCGCCAGGAGCGGGCCCGACAGCCCCAGGAGGGCGACCCATGAGCGAAACCCCCGGCACCACGACCGGCCAGCAGGGCGAGCAGGGCAGCGGCCAGCAGGCACCCGGCGGGCAGGACCCGACCGGCACCGCGCCGCCGACCGCCCAGCAGCAGGCGCCGCAGCAGCCGGCCGGCCAGCAGGCCGCCGACGGCGACGACGCGGCGACCCGTATCGCCCGGCTCGAGGCCGAGCTCGCCGACGCCCGCCGCGAGGCCGGCAAGCAGCGCACCACCGCGAAGCAGCGCGCCGCCGAGGAGGCCCGCGCCGAGCTCGCGCAGCAGATCGGTAAGGCGTTGGGACTCGTCACCGACGACACCCCGCCCGACCCCGACCAGCTCGCGCAGCAGCTCGCCGCCGAGCAGGCGAAGGCCCGACAGACCGCCGTCGAGCTCGCCGTGTTCCGCACCGCGCCGGCCGCGGGCGCCGACCCCGACGCCCTGCTCGACTCGCGGACGTTCGCCGAGTCCGTCGCCCAGCTCGACCCGACCGACACGGCGGCGATCAAGACCGCGATCGAGGCCGCCGTCGCGGCGAACCCGCGCCTTGCCGCCCAGCAGCAGGCACCGCAGCAGCCGGCCGGACCGGCGCGCAGCGGCGCCGAGTTCACCGGGGGCGGAGGCGCCGAGGTCACGCCCGCGCAGTTCGCCGCCATGACCTACGCGCAGCGGGTCGCGCTCATGCAGTCCGACCCCGACACGTACCGGCGCCTCGCCGGATCGTGACGCCCGGCGCCCGCCGGGCGACCCCAACCGACCGCCCGGCGACCGCGCCGGCACATCCGTAAGGAGGGCCCCCCGTGGCCGAGACCACCAGCGCCAACCTGATCATCCCCGAAGTGTGGGCTGATCTCTCGCAGGCCCGATTCGAGGGCGCCGTGCGCGTGCTCAACTCCGGTGCCGTGATGACCGACGACACGCTCGTTGGCCAGCCCGGCGACCGGATCTCCTTCCCCCGCTGGGGCCGGCTCGGCGAGCTCGACGACCTCGCCGAGGCCGTGCCCATGGTCCCGGAGGCCATGACGCAGAGCGCCAGTGAGGCCGTGATCAAGGAGGCCGGTAAGGCTGTCGAGATCACGGACAAGGCTCTTTTGACCGGACTCGGCGACCCGCGCGACGAGGCGCAGCGTCAGTTCGGCATCCTGGCCGCGCGCAAGGTCGACGGCGACCTGATCGCCCAGGCGCAGGCCGACGAGACCGCGGCCGGTGGCGGGCAGCCGTACCGCTACACCGCGCCGGCGGGTACCACCGCCCTGTCGTGGCCGGTCGTCAACGACGCGATCGCCATGTTTGGCGACGAGTGGGACCCGGCCGAGATGGCGGGCCTGTTCATCAACTCCGCTCAGCGCACGCAGGTGTTCGCCGACGAGCAGTTCGCCGACGCGGCGAAGATCGGCGGCACGTCCGTGGTGCGTAGCGGGCAGATCGGCGAGATTGCTGGACTGCCCGTGTTTGTCACGAACCGGATCGCGGCCGGAAAGTTCCTGATCATGAAGCGGAACGCGCTCGGCGCCCTCTACAAGCGCCGGCCGATCGTCGAGACGGACCGCGACATCCTCAAGCGCACCACCGTGATCACCACGAACGTCCACTACGCCGTGAAGCGCCTCGACGACAAGGGCGTCGTCGTCGGCACCCTCGCCACCGCCTGAGCAGAAGGGAGGGCGCCGCCGTGATTCTGCGCCGCTACCACGAACAGGACCCGCCCGGCACCGCGCCGAGCGAGGACGACGGGCCGGCCGCCCTCGAGCGGCCGGCCCGTTCCGCGTCCAAGGCCGAATGGGTCGCCTACGCCGTCGCCCAGGGCGCCGAGCAGGACGACGCCGAGGCCGCCACCAAGGACCAGCTCATCGAGCGATACGGGGGGTGACCCGTGGCCGCCCGCGTCTACGCCACTCCCGAGCAGCTGACCGCGTGGACCGGGCAGCCGGCCCCGCCGGACGCCGAACGCCTGCTCGCCCGCGCCAGTGAGGATGTCGACGACGCCCTGATCACGGCTGTCTACGACACCGACGCGCTCGGTATGCCGACCGACCCGCGGATCGCGCAGGCCCTCGCCGACGCGACGTGCGCGCAGGTCGAGTACCAGCAGGAGACCGGCGACACCGGCACCGGGGCCGCCGGCCGATGGGACAGCGTTTCCATCGGTCCCGTCTCCCTGTCCGGGCGCAAGGACGGCCCCGCGGCGGGAAACGTGGACCTCGCCCCGCGGGCGTACCGCGCCCTGCGCCGCGCCGGATTGCTGCCGGGGGTGATCTGGTGAGCGCCGTTCCCCGATGGTTGCTGCGCCACCGCGTCACGGTCGAGCCGTATCTCGGCGACAGCGCGTACGGGCCCCGGTACGGGCCGCCTGTTGCGGGCGTGCCCGCGCTGGTCGCCCTCGCCGTGCGCACGGTGCGCGACCGCGAGGGCCGCGAGGTCACCAGCACCGCGACCGTGATCGCCGGCCCCGACCTCGACTGTCCGCCCGAGTCCCGCATCACCCTTCCCGACGGCCGGACCACCCGGGCGATCGCGGTCGCCCGGCACACCGCGCCGGGCCTGCCCGTGCCGGAGTCAACGGAGGTGAGTTGCGAGTGACCCAGCGCGCCCGCCTCCGATGGAACGGCGCCGCCGCACTGCGCGGCACCCGGGCCGGTGCCGTGCGCGGTCTGCGCGTCGCCGCCGAACACGTGCTCGGAGTGTCCCGCGGGCGCGTGCCGATCGAAGAGGCCACCCTCGAGCGATCCGGGGTGGCCACCGTCGACGAGAGCAGCCTCACGGCCGCCATGTCCTACGACACCCCCTACGCCGTGCGCCAGCACGAAGAGTTGGAATACCGGCACGACCCGGGCCGAAGCGCCAAGTACCTCGAGGGCCCGCTCACTGAGGAGGCCGGCACCGTGGCCGCGATCATCGCGGCTGAGCTGCGGAGGTCGCTCCGTGGCTGACCTGCTCGACGGCCTCGCCCGCCTGCTCGACGCCGCCGGCCACGTCACCTACGACCCCGACGGCACCAGCGGCGACCTGTTCATCGAGGACATGCCGCCCACCCCGGATGCCGCGGTCGCCCTGTGGCTGTACGACGGGCCCGCGCCGGACGCCCGCAACGCCTACGACACACCGCGCCTACAGGTACGCGTGCGCGGCGGGCCCGACCCGCGCCCCTCACGCGCCCGGGCGTGGGCGATCTACAGCGAACTTCACGGCCTGGCAGGCGTCGAGCTCGCCGACGGGACGTGGCTCACCCTCGCCGCCGCGCGCGGCACACCGGCCCCCATGGGCCGCGACTCATCCGGCCGGCACGAACACGTCGTGAATTTCGACCTCGACGTGTCGGCCCCCACCAAGCACCGAACCGAGTAAGGAGGCACCCCACCATGGGACGGCCCATCGACGCGCGCGGCTGGATATTCGAAGTCGAGAACCACGCCACGCCGAACACGTTCATCCCGATCCGCAACCTCACCAGCTGGACGCTGAACCCGGGTGAGAACGAAGAGACCGCCGACACCACGACGTTCGACTCGAACGGGTACTACGAACAGGACGTGATGCAGCGCGGGGCGACGCTGGAGCTCTCCGGGCAGTACGCGGCGACCGACGGCACCCGCGACCCCGGACAGCTCTACATCGACGAAACGTGGGCGTACCTGCTCGGCGAGGAGTCCCGCGGCCGGATGCGCTACCGGCACACCTCACAGACCGAGTGGACCGTGTGGGAATGCACGGTCACGCCGGGCGAGCAGGGCGGCGAGACGAACGCCAAGACCAGTTGGGGCGCGACGTTCACGCGGTGCGGCGCCCCGACGACGGCGCCCGTGGTGGTGGCCCCGTGACCAACCTCGACGACGACGGCCGGCTCGACGGCGGCGAGGTCGCCGACTTCGACGCGTTCTTCGCCGAGCAGGCCGAGCCGGAACGCCACGGCGTACCGCTCCGCCTGTACGGGCGCACGTACACCCTGCCCGCCACCCTGCCCGCCCTGTTTACGCTCCAGCTGCACCGCGTGCAGCACTCGGCACGCCCGGACGACATCCGGCGCCTGCTCGCGTCCCTGTTCGGCCCGGATGCGGTCGACCACTGGACCGAGAACGGCATGGACGACCGCAAGCTCGGAATCGTCCTGTTGTGGTCGACGGCCAACGTCGCCGACCCGGGCGGGCTGTCCATGGAGCGCGCAGCGCAGCTGTACGACGAGCGCGAGGCCGCGAAGGCGCAGGGAAAAGCCCGACCGCGGCCGGTCAAGCCCAAGGGCGGGAAGGACAACGGCAGCAGGAAGCCGCGGAGTTCTGGCAAGCGGTAGTCCGCCACTGGGGCGCCGTCGAGTCCGACCTCGCCCGCGTGTACGGCCTGACCGGCGAGCAGGTCGCAGCCCTGTCTACGCGGCGCCTGGTCGTGCTGCTCGGTGGCCTGCCGGGCGACGCACGGTTCCCCGACCTGTGGCGCAAGACGCCCCGCACGGTCACCGACCCCGCCGAGATCGCCCGACTCACGGGGCGTTGACCCGCGACCACAACTGAACAACCGCGCCCCGTGCGGGCGCCGATGGGGGGTGACCTATGGCCCTCACGATCGGCGAGTTGGTCGGCTTCATCGACCTCGACGACAGCGGGGCGCAAGAGGGCGTGGCCCGTACCGAAGCCGCGATGGAAGGGCTGCAACGGAGCGCAGACGGCCGGCTACGCGACATGCGCGGCCGGTTTGTCGCGGCGGGCGCGGAGATGGGGGGCGCGCTCGGTGACGGTATCGGGGGCGGGGCGGAGGAGGCCGGCCGCGGCCTCGCCGGTATCGCGCCGATGCTCGGCGCCGCCCGCACGTCGACGATGGCTCTGTCGGGTGGGGCGCTGGTCGCGGCGGGCGCGCTCGCCGCCGTGCCGCTCGCCGTGATCGGCATGGGCGCGAAAGTCCTCTCCGAAAACGAGCAGGTCAAGGGCGCGTTCTCGGACATGTCCGAGCACGTGCAAGGCCGCATGCAGGAGCTCGCCGCGCCGCTGGTTGAGCCGTTCGTCGACGCGGCCGGGCAGCTGACGGGAATTTTCGACGACCTCGCCCCGCAGATCGGACAGCTGTTCGAGGGCGTGGCGCCGCTGATCGAACCGCTGGTGTCGGGTATCGGCGACCTCGCCAAGGGCGCCATGCCCGGGCTGGTCGCCATCGTCGAGTCCGCCGGCCCCGTGATCGACGCCCTGTCGACAGGGCTCGGCGCGGTCGGCGAGGGCATCGGGGGCGCCCTCGAGGGAATCGCGTCCGGGGCGGGGGGCGCCGCGGAAGGGCTCGGCGGCCTGCTCGGCGCGGTGGGCACGATCCTGCCCGCGGTCGGCGAACTGATCGGCATCCTGGCCGAGGCCGGCGGGCCCGTGCTGTCCGCGCTCGCGGGCGCCATCGCTCCGGTCGTCGTTCAACTCGCCGGCGCCCTGGGCCCTGTCCTGAGCGCCGTGGGCGGCCTGCTCGGCGAGCTGGTCGAGGCCGTCGCCCCTGTGCTCGACGTGCTCGGCGAACTCGCCGCCGCAGTGCTGCCGGCCGTCGTCCCCCTGATCGACGCCCTGTCGACCGTCATCGAGCAGGCCGCCCCGGTGGTCATGCTGCTGGTCGACGCCCTGTCGGGCGCCCTCGAGCCGATCCTCGCCGCGCTGCCCGCGATCATCACGCCCCTGGCCGACGTGCTGTCGCGGCTCGCGGTCGCCGTGTTCCCGCTGCTCGCCGACTTGGTGCTCGCGCTCGCCCCGTCGATTGCGTCGCTCGGCGAGACGTTCGCGCAACTGATGGTGGCTCTGTCGCCGTTGATCCTCGCCGTCGGTGACCTGTTGATCGGCGCCCTAACCGCCCTCATGCCGATCATCCAACCGATGATCGGACTGGTTGGTCAGCTCGCGTCGATCTTCGCCGACGGCCTCGCCGTCGTCATCGAAACGGTCGTCATACCGATCATCGGGGCGATTGTCGCCCTGCTGAAGGGCGATTTCGGAGCGGCGTGGGAGCTCGCCAAAGAGGCCGTCAGCAACGCGGGCAAGCTGATCGGCGAGGTAGCGACCGCGATCGGCGAATGGGTCGGCAACGGCATATCGGCCGCGGTCGAGTGGATTCGCGGCCTGCCCGGGCGGGCGTATGAAGCGCTCGCCCCGCTCGCCGGCCGCCTGGGGGAGCGCGCAACGACCGCGTTGACGGAGTTCAAAGAGGGCATCGTCACCAAGGCCGGCGAGGCGATCGCGTGGGTGAGCGGCCTCCCGGGGCGTCTGTCGTCCGCGCTCGGCGACCTGGGGTCGCTGCTGGTCAGCAAGGGCCAGGATGTGGTGCGCGGCCTGTGGAACGGCATCCAGTCCATGGGTAGCTGGTTGCGGTCGACCCTGATCAGCTGGGCAAAGGATCTGATCCCCGGCCCGATTGCGGAAGCACTCGGAATCGCGTCGCCGTCCAAGGTCATGGCGCGCGATGTGGGCCGCTGGATTCCCGCAGGTGTCGTCAAGGGCATCGAGGGCGGGCAAGGCGCGGTCGCCCGCGCCATGTCGTCGCTGGTGTCCCCGCCCGCCCTGCCCTCGCTCACGCCCGCCTACGCGGGCCCGGGCGCGGGCGCCTCCCCGTTCGCCGCCGCCGGTTCGGCCGGCGCGCTGCTGCACATCGAGCACTGGCACGCCGCGGAGAACGGCGGCCCGGAGGACAACGCGCGGGCCCTCGAATGGCTCGCCAAGGCAAGGGGGTGAGCCGGTGGCAGTCGGCGACCGCGTGACCATGCCCGGGCACGTGCAGTACGGCGACCTGCTGTTCGGGCCGGGCACCCCGTACCGGTGGCGCAGGATCACCGGATGGGGCGACCTGCCAGCCCTCGACTCCGGCACGGTCGCCCGCGCGGGTGGGCACGGGGCGTTCCCCGGCCCGCTGCTCGCTCAGGCCCGCACGATCGGCCTCGACGGGGTGATCGTGCGGGCGCCGGCCGACCGTATCGGCGCGGTCGTCGGCGACCTCGAGGCCGCAACCGGGCCTGTCGCCGACGAGTTGCCGTTCGTGGCGTGGCTCGACGAGCGCGGGCCCCTGCTCACCTACGCCCGCGTCATGCGCCGCTCCGTCCCCGCCGACAAGGGGTACAGGGTCGGCACGATCACGGGCGGGGCGATCGAGTGGGAGGCGAGCGACCCGCGCCGGTATGAGCTCACCGAGCGCACCGCGTCGGCGACGCTGCCCATGGCCGAGCAGGGCCTCGACTGGCACGCCGACGGCGCAGGCGCCGAGCAGGGCCTCGCGTGGCCGCTGGAGTTCGGCGAGGTCGGCTCTACCGGCGCCCTCACCGTGACGAACGCAGGCTCTGCCGAGACACACCCCGTGATCATCTTCCGCGGGCCCGTCGTCCGGCCGGCCCTGACCAACCTCGCCACGGGCGACGTGCTCGAGTACGACATCGCGCTCGCCGCGGGTGACGTGCTCACCGTCGACACCCGCGCCGGCACCGTCACGCTCAACGGCACCGCGTCACGTCTCGACCGCGCCACCGCGCGCAGCGTGCCCGAGCAGACGTTCACCTTCCCCCGCGGCACCACCAACCTCGCCTACCGCGCCGCGCCTGAATCCGACCCGTCCGCGTCCGTCGTCGTGCGCTACCGCTCGGCCTACTGGTAAGGAGAACCACCCGTGACCGTGCGCCCCGCATGGCTGCTGCTCGGCGGCACCGCCCCCGGGCAGACCCGAGAAGACACCCGCCTCGCGCCCGTCGGCACGTACGCGCCCGAGTCGCCGATACGCACCCGCGGCGGCGTGATCCCCGGCGGGAACCCGTTCGCCGCAACGGGCGCCGGCGCCATGGCGCTACAGGTCGGTGTAGGCCGCGCCGTCGTGCAGGGCACCGACGCACAGGGCGCGTACCCGATCGCCGTCGACGCCCCGGAGACGCTGACTTTCGCCGACGGCGACGCCCTGTTCGACCGGATCGACTCCGTGATCCTGCGCGTCTACGACGCCCTGTTCGACGAGGAAGGGCAGAACCTCGCCCGCGTCGAGGTAGTCACCGGCACCGCCGCCGACACCCCCACCGCGCCGACCCTGCCACCCGCAGCGCTGCCCCTGTGGGACGTGCGCGTACCCGCGGGCGCGTCCGCAGGCGTAGGCGGCATCGACTGGACGAGCGCGCTCACCGACCGGCGCCGGTACACCGTCGCCGTCGGAGGCATCATCCCCCGCGGCACCCTGGCCGATACCGGCGCCTACGACGGCCAGTACGCCGACGTGGACGGCGTGCTGTACCGGTGGTCGTCGGCCGCCGGCGCGTGGCAGCTGTACCGGCCGCCCGCGCCCGCCGCCGAGCAGATCACCAGCGGACTCACGGTCACCGCGGGATGGGCCCTGAACACCTTCCGGGCCCGCCGCGACGGCCGCAGCGTGTCGGCGACCGTCTACGTCAAGCGGACCGGCGGCGCCCTCACCGCCAACCCCAACCTCGAGGACGTGCACGTGTGCACGCTGCCCGCCGGTTGGCGCCCGCCGGACGACACCGAAGCCATCGCGTCCGACGGATGGGGCTCGGGCGCCGCCCGCGTCGAGGCCGACGGGCAAATCTGGCTTCGCACCTGGTCGCCCGGCATGTCCATCGACACGAACGCCAACGTGCGCTTGACCGTCGGATTCATCCAGTAGAGGGGGCGTGCCCATGGCCACCGCGCCGCCCTATCGCATGGTCTTTACCGACCTGCGATCCGACACCGTGCTCGACGCCCTGCCCGTGCACGGCGTCGCCCTCGACGACTACATCGGCAAAACCGGCCGCATGACCGGCACCGTGCCGATCCCCAACCGGGACCTCGCCGCCCGGGCCCGCCGCGCGCTGGTGCCCGGGCGTACGGGCGTATGGGTTGAGCGCGGGCGCGACATCTGGTGGGGCGGCATCCTGTGGACGCTCGCCGTCGCGAGCGACCGCCGCGGATTCCTCTCCGCTCAAATCCAGTGCGGCGGCTGGGAAAGCTACTTGTACCGGCGCCTGCTGCTGGACACGCTCACCGCCGAGGGCGTCGACCAGTTCGACGTGGTACGCGAGCTGGTCGACTACGCGCAGAACACCCCGGGCGGGAACATCGGGATCACCTACGACACCCACACGTCAGGCGTACCGCGCGACCGTACGTTCCTGCGCTACGACCTCCCCACGATCGGCGACCTGCTCGACGACCTCGCCGCCACCGAGAACGGGTTCGAGTGGAGGGTCGCCAGCTTCCGCGACGGCGACGGCCGGCGCGTCAAGCGCTTGCAGCTGGGGCACCCCGTCATCCGCACCGGTACCGCCGAGATCGTGCTCGACCACCCCGGGCCCGTCCTGTCCTACACGTGGCCGACCGACGCCACGAAGAAGGCCAACGCGTGGCAGTCGCGCGGCGCCAGCATCAACCAGAACCAGGCCGCCGAGTCGTTCCCGCTCATGAGTGAGCAGCTGGTCGACGACGCCAACATCACCGCCGGTTGGCCGCGCCTCGACGGCACCAGCGACTACACCACCGTCGAGCAACAGGCCACCCTCGACGCCCACGCCCGCGCCGACTGGGCCGCGGCCCGCCACCCCGTGCAGATACCCGAAGTCGAGGTCTTGCTCGGCGGGAACATCACGCCCGCCCTGCTCGGCGCAACCGTGCGCCTGCGCATCCGGGACCTGTGGCACCCGACCACGCTCGACGCCCGCTATCGCGTCGTCGGCCTGTCCATCACCCCGCCCGAACGCGGCCGGCCCGAAACCGCGCGCCTGTATCTGGAGGTCCCCTAGCCGTGCCGTACGTTCCGCAAGATGTCCTCGACCGCCTCGCCGCCCTCGAGCGCGACGTACGGCAGCTGAGGGGGCGGGCACAGATCCGGCCCGCGATGAATCAGGTACTCAACGGCGATGTGGTGATCGGCGAGGGCGGACGGCTCATCGTCCGCGACCCGGACGGCGACCCCGTATTCGAGACCGGCCAATCCCCCATCGGCGACTACTTCACCCGCCTACGCCGCGACGACGGAAGCCTCGCACTCACCATCGGCGCCAACTCCTACCCGGGCGACGACGCACCCTCTCAGATGGTGCGCATGTGGAGCCGGTCCGGCGAAATCATCGTCATGGACGACTACTACGCCGACGGATGGCTCGGGCGCCCGATGCTGCCCATTCCGTGGCAGCCGACCGGCTCGACCGTCGACCACTCGGGCGGATTGGCGTCCGCATGGTACGCGTATTTCCGCGCTCAAAATCCCGTCCTTTATCTGCGGACGCAGTCCGCGACGACGGCCAGTAGCGCCACGATCGAGGTTGACATTTTCAACCTCACCAAGAACACCGGATATCAGAACATCGCCTCATGGTCGATCAGCGCCGGACCGGCAACGCTGCACACCGTGAAGCACCCGCTGAACGGCTGCGAATTCTTCGACGAAATCCAAATGCGTATCCGGCATTCGACCTCCGGTAGCGGGCTGGTCACGACCGACGTTCTCGGCTGCATCACCCGCAACACGCTCACCGCCGACGAAGTCCCCACCCCATAGGAGGCCCCGCATGCTCCCCGAGGGCATCCCCACCGTGACCGTCACCGGCCGCTACCTGACCCCCGACGGCCGGCCCCTGTCCGGTCAAGTCGTCTGGCGGGCGCCCCTGCTCACGTTCGCCGATCACGACGTGATCCTCGGCGGGCCCGTCACGGTCCCCCTCGACGAACAGGGCCGATTCGAGGTCGAGCTACCGGCCACCGACGCCCCCGGCATGATCCCCACCGGCTGGTCGTACAGCGTGGCCGAGCAGTTCGCGGGCGTCCCACAAAACCGCCTCTACAGCGTGCTCCTGCCGGCCGAGACACCGAACGTCGACATAGCCGATATCGCGCCGACCGACCCGACCACACCGAACTACGTCGCCGTCCGCGGCGCCAGCGCGTACGAGGTCGCCGTCGCCCAGGGCTTCGCCGGCACGGTCGAGGAATGGCTCGCCTCCCTGGTCGGCCCCGCCGGGCCGGCCGGATCAGTCACCGCCGTCAACGGCCAGGCCCCGGACGCGTCCGGGAACGTCACCCTCACCGCGCCGAACGTAGGCGCCGCCCCCGCCGACCACACCCACACCCCGCAGCAGGTCGGCGCCGCACCGGCCGACCACACCCACACCGCCGAGCAGGTCGGCGCCATCCCCGCCACGGCCAAGGGCACCGCGGGGGGCGTGGCCACCCTCGACGCATCCGGCAAGGTCCCGCCCGCGCAGCTGCCGCCCGCCAGCACTCCGGGCGTGTTCAACGTGGCCGACTACGGCGCCGTCGGCGACGGCGTCACCGACGACCGCGCCGCGATTCAGGCCGCCCTCGACGCCGCGTACGCCGCCGGCGGCGGCACCGTCGTGATCCCCGCCGGCAAGGTGTACGGGATATCGACGTTCCTCGCGGTGCGGGCCCGTACGACGGTATGGGCGTACGGGGCGACCATCAAGGCCATCGGAACCGCAGGCCTGTTGCGGAATTTCCTCAGCACTGAGACGTTCGCCGCCTACAACGGACACTCGCATATCCGCATCTTCGGCGGCACGTGGGACGCAAACGCGAGCGACGGCACCACCGGCACCGTCACCGGCATGACCAACGCGCTCAACTTTGTGCACGCCCGCGATATCACCGTCCGCGACGCCACGATCAAGAACGTGAGTTCTGCGCACGCGCTCGAATTCAACGCCGTGGACGGAGGGCGCGCCCTCGACTGCCGTTTCGAGGGATTCCGTGACAACAGCGGGAACGGTTCCCGCAGCTTTGCCGAGGCCGTACAGATCGACATTTCCGTTTCCGGCAGCAGCAGTATCGGAGAGTTCGACGGCACACCGAGCCGAAACATTCTCGTCAAGGGATGTTATTTCGGCCCGTCGGACCGGTGCGGCCCGTGGGGGCGCGCGGTCGGCTCCCACACCACCCGCGCCAACACCTACTACGACAACGTCCAGATCATCGGATGCCGCATCGACGGCACCCTCCAAGAGGGCATCCGCGGGTACGCGTGGCGCCGCGCCGTGATCGCCGACAACATCATCACCGGCACCGGACTATCCGGCATCGAGGTAGGCGTACCCGACCCCGCCGCTGCCGGCTACACCCTCACCCCCCGCACGGTCGCGATCACCGGAAACGTCATCGAGGGCAACGCAGCCGAGGGCGGTATCAGGATCGAGGGCGTCGGCGCCGCCACGATCGCCGCCGCATCCGTCACCGCAAACACGATCCGTAACAGCGGCTCCGTGGGCATCCATTGCGACTACGCGCCGCACGCCACGATCACCGGCAACACCATCGACATCACCAGCAGTACCGGCATCCTCGCCCAGCACTCCGACTACCCGACGATCACCGGCAACACCGTAAAGAGCGCAGGCAGCAACGCCATCAACGCGTCAGGGGCGGTAGGCGGCACGATCTCGGGAAACACCATCGACACCACCGGAAGTAACTTCGGCGTGTTCGTCGGCCAGTCCGGCGCCGGCATCAACAGCGCCGGCGTGCACATCACCGGCAACAACATCAGCGCCGCCGCATCCGCCGGCATCCGCCTGTCGACGAACGCGACCGGCTGCACCGTCACCGGCAACAAGGTACGTAAGGGCGCCGGCAGCACCGCCAACGGCATCAGCCTCGCCGCCTCCGCCACAGGCGCCGTGATCGCGGGCAACGACTTTTCCGGCAACGGCTGGGCCGCCGCAACCGCCCTGTCCGTATCGACCGCCGCCCCCCGAGTCGACTTTGCAGGCGGCACCACCCTGCCCGGTCACAACCTGATCTGACCGCGCCGCACCCTCCCCCACCCGTACGCCCCGGCACCGCGCCGCGGGCGTTTTCTCACGTCTGGAGACACCGCCCATGGCCGAACCCCTGTCCGCTACCCGGTTCCTCGCCGCGATCCGCGGCGAGGGCGTACGCGTCGTCGAGGTCGGGAAGTGGCGCACCCACAACCGCAACAGCCGCGGCCCCTGGGGCCCCGTCCACGGCGTGATGATCCACCACACCGTCACCACCGGCACCACGCGCAGCGTCGCCCTGTGCCGCAACGGACACGCCACCCTGCCCGGGCCCCTGTGCCATGGCGTCATCGACAAGACCGGCACCGTGCACCTTGTCGGCCACGGGCGTGCCAACCACGCCGGCAGCGGCGACGACGACGTGCTCACCGCCGTGATCGCCGAGCGCGACCAGCTGCCGCCCGACAACGAGACCAACACCGACGGCAACCGCCACTTCTACGGTTTCGAGTGCATCAACCTCGGCGACGGCCGCGACCCGTGGCCCGAGGCTCAGGTCGAGGCGATCGCCCGGACCGCCGCCGGTATCTGCCGCGCGCACGGCTGGGGCGCCGACTCTGTGATCGGCCACTCGGAGTGGCAGCCGGGCAAGGTCGACCCGCGCGGCCCCATCGGAGACCGCAACGGGCCGGCCCTCACCATGGACCGCATCCGCGCCCGCGTCGAGCAGCTGCTCGACGCCGACCCCGACGACACCGAGCCGCCGGCCCCCGAGCAACCCGTCGACGACGACCAGGACGACGACGGCGACCTCGACGAGCTACCGCGCCGCCGCGTGACCATCCGCGGCCTCGAGTACGGATACGGGGCGTACGGCGACCACGTGACCGCCGTCGGCCGCGCGCTGGTCGCCAAGGGACACGGCGACGCGTACGAGGACGGCCCGGGCCCGCGCTGGACGGACGCCGACACGGCGAACTACCGGTCATGGCAACTCGCACTCGGGTACCACGGCCGGGACGCCGACGGCGTGCCGGGCGAGGCCAGCCTCGAGCGCCTGCTCGGCACCCTGCCCGCCGTCCGCCCGACCGTCGACCTGTCCCGCCTGATCACCGCCGCCCGCACCGACCCGCCGAAGCAGGGCACGCCCGTGAGCTACGAGGGCGCCCGCGTCGTCGAGCGGGCCCTCGCCGCCGAAGGCCTGCTCGACGGCGAGTACGTCGACGGCCATTTCGGCGACGCCACGAAGGCCGCCTACGCCGCGTGGCAGCGACGCTGCGGGTACCGCGGCGACGACGCCGACGGCATCCCGGGCCGCTCGAGCCTCGCCGCCCTCGCCGCCCGCCACGGCTTCCGCGTCGTCGCGTAGCCACCGCGCCGCACGGCCCGCCCAGTTACCCGCCCCGCCGGCACC